AATGCCTGCTGGACGGGCTGAAAGACCATCGTCTGATCATGGACGATGATGCGAAACACATGACTTTGATTGCAACACAAAAGCCCCTCGTCAAAGGGGATAAGCCTTGTACACTGGTGACTATCACGGCCGGCGAAAAACACGCATGAAACACCCGATCCCCGTCATCTTCCTGGTTCTCGGACTGCTGTTCCTGGCCGTCAGTGCCCATGCCGCCGTCAACCTGCAGACCTGCTCAGTGACCCCCACGTCGGGGGGAGTCATGGGCTGTCCGACAGTGAGCATGACATTCACCCCGGTGAGCTCCACGAGCCTGGTTCGAAGCCAGGTGAACAGCATCCAGGGCTGGCGTCCCTTCAACACGCTCGCCGCCAATGACGAGGTGTATACCGCAGATGGTAACTGGCACACCCTGAGCAGCATCCAGCCGGCCTTGCAGCCGATTACGCCCGCACCCCCTATCCCGCCTGGGGTCCAGACTCCACCGGCGACTGTCTGGGTATCGATGAACTGGACCTGCAGCATTGCGAACAATCTGGCTACCTGTACGGCTCCGCTGACCCCATGACCCTGAGCGAATCCCTGCGACGTCACGCTCGCGACTACCTGATCGCCGCCTTGGCTCAATCAGGCGGTAATGTCGCCGAAGCTGCGCGCATCGCCGGGGTTCCCCGCCAGAACTTCTACCGACTCGGCGCACGGTGCGGAGTGAATCTGAAGCACGTGAACGAGGCTCGTCAAAGCCCCAAAAAGCGCCATGCCACGACCCATATCGTGCAGAACTGGAATCTCCCCCGGGGCCTCACCTGGAGCCCGTGATGAGGGAATTAACCCAGGACCGGCTACAGCGGGTACATTGACCGCAACACTCAGCCCCTGAGACACTGAAGCTTCGCAGGAGAAAATCATGAAAGACGAGAACACCGAGAACAAGTCCAGCGAGTCCGGCCGGGACGTGAAGAGGGGCAATCAGCCCAGTCGCGTTTCCAGCGTCGAGCGCGTGGGCAGTCACGGCGGCCATGGGGTGAGTTTTGGACTCCCAGACCATCCGGATAAGAGCGTGGTCTCCAAGGGCAAGCTGAAGGAATAACTCTTGGCCGAGAAGCTCGCGAGCCTCAGTGACTTCATGAAGCGACTAGCCCCGCCGCCGATCCTGCGCAAGCGGGATGGACGCTTCAAGCCCAAGCCCAAAGCTGAGCCCGTCCATGACCGAGCCTAAGCCTCAAGGCAATATCCTGTTCCTGATCTGCAGCCCCTGCGAGCAAGCAAGCGAGCATGACTTCGGTATCAAGCTCGCTTGCCGCACTCAGCGCGGTTACTACGAGCACATGATCCCCACCAAGCAATTCGATACCTGGCTCATGCAGCATCGCGCCTGTGGAGGCAGAACAGGTCCGGACCACTTCAAGTTGGCGATGCGATTTCAGCCCAATCATGACCAGGCGGACCTCGAAACCGCCGTCAAGCTGGCACTGGTGGAATGATGAGACAGAACGTCGAGATTCACTTTACCCCTGAAACATTGGCGTATTCGGGTCCGGATATAAACCAGAAGTTTGCCGGCGAAGATGATCCAGTGTATTGCGAGCGCTGTCACACGAACCATCGTCGTGGTGCGCCTCCCGACGTTGAGCGTGAGCGCATGATTCAGAAGATGGCAAAACAGGTCGCTGTGCGGATCGACGCAGATGCAGTCTTGGAATTGCGCTGATGGATCGCCGAGGCTTCTTCAGAGCGCTGGGCGGGGCTGCAGCAGGTGTTGCTGCGGCGATTGCGCTGCCAGAACTGGAACTATGGACGCCGAGCCGCACATATTTTCTGCCGCCCGCCGTAGGATGGGGCGGCAATCGATTGTGGACCATGAACATGATCACGCAGGAAGCTCTTGCAATCCTGCACAAAGAACTGGCGTTCGCGTCCGCTATCAACCGATTCTATAGCGATGCTTTCATTGAGGGATCTCAGTGGTCACCTGACCAGCGTGGAACCATGATCAATATTCGCCGTCCGCCGCGCTATGCAGGAATCACCTCATGAGCGATGGTATGGATACCGGCTTAGGCTCCCGTCAAGGCAACGAACTCCTCGCCTGGGTGAGAGCCGACGAGCACATCCGTCCCTTGCGCGACCAGATCGTCATCGAACCTCTTCCCCTGGACCTGAATACCTGCCTGGACGTGATCTACCGCGGCAAGCCCGTCAGAGGCATTGTCAGAGCCGTCGGCCCCGGAAGACATCCGTGGAAATATTTCGACAGCCAAGGCAATCGCACCACCAAGCGGGGCGATCGCAAGACCCAAAAGCTCTCCAAGCACTTCCTGCCCTGTGATGTGAAAGTAGGCGATATCGTGGATGTCGGCGGACTGGATATCGGGGGGTATCTGTTCCCGCTGATCCGCTGGGGCACTTCGGACGTCTTCATCTGCACCGAACGCGATGTGTGCCTGATCGACGAAGATGCAGCCAAGAAGACGGCATGACTGAAGCGGTTAAGGTCAAAGAGTTGTGGTATTGCCAATTGGTCGGGGCAAATGTTCCGCACAACCAAATGATTCTGGGCCGATTGTTGAAGGCCAAAAGCTGCACGGTGTTCAACTTCACCGAGCGCTATGACGTCAATGCCGATGACATGCTGTTGTGCTGTACAGGGTATGTGATCGAGACCGAGTCTAAAGCGTCAGGATCACGCAATGTCCAACCCGAATCCATTACCCCCTCCCGCTGAGACACGCTGGAAGCCCGGCGAGTCAGCTAACCCCGGAGGCAAGCCCGTCGGCGCACGGAATCGCCTCACTGCGGCCTTCCTGAACGCGCTGGCGGCAGACTTTGACGAACACGGCAAGAAAGCGATTCAGGAATGCCGTGAAACCAAGCCCGAAGCGTATATCAAGGCAATTGCCGCGCTGTGCCCGAAAGAGATCGAAGTCAACTCACCTTTGCAGGAGCTGAAGAACAGTGAGCTCCGCGATGCCGTTCGAGCCCTCGAAAGCTTCCTGGCTGCTCGCCCAGCTGAACAAGGAACTGGAGAAACGCGCCAGTGAGGATCGGCTCGGGGATTATCGACCTTACGCCAAACAGAGAGTCTTTCACGACGCCGGTTTACTTTCCCGACAGCGGCTGCTTATGGCTGCTAACCAGGTGGGGAAGACGTGGGCGGCCGGCTTTGAGTTGGCAATGCATGCAACCGGGGTGTACCCCGATTGGTGGGCAGGTCGCCGCTGGGATCGACCGATTGTCGGCTGGGCTGCGGGCGTAACAGGTGAGAGCACGCGGGATAATCCCCAACGCATTCTATTGGGACGGCCTGGAGCGTGGGGAACTGGAGCTATACCCAAAAATGCGCTCGTTGATACCTCCTCCTCTCGCGGCCTTGCCGATGCAGTGGATACGATTCGGGTACGACACATCGACGGGGATATATCGACCATTCAGCTCAAATCGTACGAAAAGGGCCGTGAGAAGTGGCAAGGCGAAACCCTCGACTTCGTCTGGTTCGATGAAGAACCCCCAGCGGACATCTACACCGAAGGGCTGACGCGCACGAATGCCACCAATGGCATGACGCTGATCACGTTCACGCCCCTCTTGGGCATGACCGAGATCGTCAGACGCTTCCTGCTCGAGAAGCCCGCAGGAACCCACGTCACCGCAATGACCATTCACGATGCGGAGCATTACACCGATGAGCAGCGCGCCGCGATCATCGCGACCTACCCCGAACACGAAAGGAAAGCCCGCACCGAAGGTATTCCGCAGTTGGGCTCAGGCCGCGTTTTCCCGTTCGAAAGAAGCCAGATCGCGTGCGAATCCTTCCCCATCCCCGAGCACTGGACACAGATCTGCGGCATCGACTTCGGCTGGGACCATCCGTCCGCAGGCGCGCGACTGGCCTGGGACCGCGATAGCGACTGCATCTACGTCATCGCCGCTCACCGAGCGAAAGCCCAGACGCCCATGATGTTTACCGCGGCCACGAAACCCTGGGGCGATTGGCTGCCCTGGGCCTGGCCGCATGATGGCAAGCAATCGGGAGGCAAGTTTGACGCCCAGGACCAGCAGCAACTGGCGCAGATCTACAAGAAGCATGGCCTGAAGATGCTGCACACGCACGCCACCTTCGAGGACGGAACCAATGGCGTTGAGGCTGGAATCACCGACATGTACGAACGCATGGAGACCGGACGATGGAAGGTCTTCGCGCACCTGGCGGACTGGTTCGAGGAGTTTGAGCTCTACCATCGCAAGGATGGAATGATCGTGAAGCTGAACGACGATCTGATCAGTGCGAGCCGCTATGCGCTGATGATGAGGCGCTATGCTGTGCTGAGAAAGCAGGTGAAGCCGCTGACTGAGATCGAATACGGGCGAGGCCCGCGCAACGATGGTCTGTCTTGGATGGGTGAATGACGTTTATGCATGCTATATGCGCATATCTATGCAAAAGTGACCAAAATCACCGAGCTGGCATTTCCTCCATGCGCATATGACCTACGAAGAACATCACGCCGCTCTGGTCGCCTACCTGATGGCGAAGGTGAGCATCAAGGATTGGCACGGCGTGCGGGACGCTGCCGTGGATATCGAGATCTTGGAAGCCCAGAAGCGCACGAAGACCTGGGTTGAGCAGCAGGCGCCGGACCCGCAGGACGTCGGGCTCGTTCAGGCGTTGCAACGAATGGCCCGACAAGAGATCTGTCCGAAGTGTGGACAGAAGCCATACGATGGCCACGATATGTGCAGTGGATCGTGGAGCGGTGTACAGTCCCACGGCCACGCTCAAGAGGTCTGATTGCCCCAATCTCCCAAAGACGACGGACCCGCCACGACCGACGCCGAGATCTTCCTCGAGGCGAATGACCGTCTGCGCATTTCGATGGAGGCGATGGGCGAGAACGTCACCCGTGCCATCACGGAGCTGGAATTCGAGGATGGTAATCAGTGGCCGGATGACTTGGCCAACCAGCGAAAGATCAGCAAACGCCCCTCCCTGACGATCAATCACACCCGTACTTTCATACGACGGGTGGTGAACAACATGCGTCGGCAGCGTCCGCGGATCAAAACTCATCCCACGGGAGGCGGCGCGCGAGTCGAAGACGCCAAGGTCATCGCGGGCATGGTGCGGCACGTGGAGACGCGCAGCCATGCGTCGGTGGCCTACGACGGCGCGGGCGAGAGCGCGGTCAAGATCGGCTGGGGCTATGCCCGAGTGCTCTCGGAGTGGTCTGCCCCGGATGCCTGGGAACAGGAACTCAAGATTGTCGGGATCCGCAACGTCTTCACGGTCTACGACGATCCGGGGTGTCTACTCCCCACGGGTGCGGATCGGGAATGGCTGCTTCTGTCCGAGGAGATGACCCGGGCTGAATACAAGCGCAAGTACCCGAAGGCCAAGAATGCCGAGTGGAGGAAAGGCGGTCCCGGGGATGACGGCAAGCTCTGGGAGAGCAAAGAGAAGATCCGGCTCGCCGAGTACTTCCGTGTGAAGTACACCCAGGAAACGCTTTACCGGTTGCAGTCCGGTGAGGGCATCTGGGCGAGTGATGTGACAGGCATGGAAAACCTGATGCGCGATGGGGATGGAAAGCTCGTTCAGCGCACCAGTGCCAAACGAACCATTCAGTGGTTCCGCCTCAACGGTCGTGAAGTCGTCGAGAAGATGGATCTGCCCGGCAAGTGGATTCCGGTCGTTCGCTGCCTGGGGAACGTGCTCGATCTCAATGGTCAGGTGCGTTATCACGGCATGATCAAAGATCTGATGGACGTCAACCGGATGTACAACTACTGGGCGACATGCGAGACGGAGCTCGTCGCCTTGGCCCCGCGATCACGATTCATGGCCGCTGCCGGACAACTGGACGGTCATTCCGAGTGGAATGACATGAACCAGAAGTCCTATAAGGCGCTGGTTTACAACGTGGTTCATACGGACCCGGAAGATCCGAAGTCCCCTGTATTGCCGCCTCCGTCCCAGCTGAACGCCATGGAGGTGCCCGCCGCAGTGATCAATGCAAGGCAGGGAGCGGAGCACGACATGATGGCCCTCGCCGGCATGCCGCATGAGCCGGGACAGGATTCACCCGGGCAAGTCGTCAGTGGAGTTGCGCTCAGGCGCCGGCAAGCGATCAGCGATATCGGCCACTTTCAGTACTACGACAACCAGACGCAGTTCATTGCGCATATCGGTGAGATCCTGGTCGATTACTTCCCGCACTACTATTCCGAGGCACGGATGCAGCGGATCATCGGTGAGGATGGCGTGCCGCAGATGATCGGCATCAATCAGCCGCAGGATGCGAACGGCCAGGCGATCCCGCACGGCAATCCGGAAGGGATTGCTATTCACACCATCAAGAACGACCTGTCCGTGGGTGAATACGATGTTGTGATGGATACGGGCCCTGGCTATGAGACCAAACGCCAGGAGAACGCCGAGCTGATGGTGGATACCTTGCGGATCGGCCCCTTGGCAGAATTGGTGGCCAAGAACGCACCTGACTTGGCTTTCCGCTCATTGGAGATGGATGAGATCGCGGATCGGTTGATGCCCGCCACTCCGGAAGGCATGGATAAGGCGATGGAGCAACTGCCTCCCGAAGCGCAGCAGATCGTGAAGTCCATGCAGAACCAACTGCAACAGGCGCAACAGACAATCCAACACCTGCAGATGGAGATCAAGTACAAGAGCGACATCGAGCAGGGCTGGCAGAAGGTCGAGATCCAGAAAGCTCACATGCAAGCGACTGTGAAGGCACACGACACGCAGACTCGCGCGGATACGGACATCAAAACACAACATCTGGGGGATACAACCAAGCGCGATGTGGCCGAGATCCAGGCGGGAGCGAAGCTGATCGACAGCAACCAGGACCGGACGCACGAGAAAGAATTGGCTGAAATGACGGCAAAAGCCGCTGAAAAAGCAGAAAAAACAAATGGGGCAGGTTAATGGGTAAGGTCGTCACGAATGCCGGCACTGAGATCATCCCTAATCACAAGGCGCCCAAGTCCGATGAGGCGCCGAAGCTGCAAACCACGCAGGCAGCCCCTCTCATCGATGTGAAGCCTGCGAGTGAGACGAAACCAGAGGCCGAATCGGCCGAGAAGCCCAAAGCAGACGAGCACGTCGAGCTCACTGACGACGAGAAGGCGCTGCCCGAAAAGGCACAGGCCGAAATCCAGCGCGCCAAGCGGGCGGTGAACAAGAAGCATGCCGAGTTGATGCAAGCGCTGGCAGACGCGGAGGCTGATCAACGCTTGGCTGAAGGCCAGTACGATGCTCGCCGGCTGGCCGAATCGAAACTCGAATCCGCCGAAGCGCGCTTGCGCGAGTTTGAGGCAAAGGCGCAGACTGCGGTTGTCGAGAAGGTCAAGCCCACGATTGACGACAAGAAGCCGGATGGCTCCTTCAAATATCGTGACGCCCAGGGGAATGTAGACTGGGACACGTATACGGACGACAAGGCTGAGTTTGCCGCTGACCAGAAGTTCAAAGAACGGCAGGCTCAGGCGGACAGGGAAGCGGCCGAGAAGGCGACTTCGACTCGAATCGAGGCGATTAAGGCGAATGCGGACGCGGTGCGCAAAGAGCACCCGGATTATGATGAGGTGATGCGGCGGGCCGAGGCCAGTAAGACCGACATTGTTCCTCAATATGTGTTGAATTATCTCTATGAGAGTGACAATCCGGCTGGGGTTGCCTACTTTCTGGCCATGAACCCAGCCGAATCTCAAAGAATCTCCAAGTTGAAGCCCATCACCGGTATCCGGGAGCTGGGCAAGATCGAAGACTCGTTGAGCGTCAAGCCGAATCAAGCCGCGAATGCTCCTGCGGCCCCGGGTGCGACACCAAAGCCGGGAGCACCGCCTCCCATCACGCCGATATCCGGATCCGGAAACGGAGCGATCAACCAAGATCCTTCGAAGATGGACTTCAAGCAGTTGCGTGCTTACGAACGCGCACGCCGGACAAAGCAATGATGGCGCTGCTCCTGATCACACCCTCGTGTCAGGAGACATTCCGTGGTCGCACAAACTCTGTTGACGATGAGCTACATCACCAATGAAGCGCTCGTCGTACTCGAAAATGAACTGGTCATCGCCAACCGCGTAGAGCGGCAGTACTCGGACGAATTCGCCCAGACGGGTGCCAAGATCGGCGCTACCTGCAATATCCGTCGCCCGCCCCGGTACAAGGGCAGCTTCGGAAGCCCGCTGAACGTGGAGAACACGTTCGAGTCGAGTGTTCCGGTCTCCCTGAACTATCAGTACCACGTGGACGTGCAGTTCACGACCCAGGACCTGGCGCTGTCCATGGACCTGTTCAAGCAGCGCATCCTGCGTCCCCAGGTGGCGACGGTTGCCAACCTGATCGACAGCTATTCTGCGCAGTATTTCTTCTATTCGACGGCTGCCATGCTGGGTACTCCCGGTGTTCAGCCCACGAGCTACAAGCAGTTCAGTGACGGTCGCGCGACTCTGGTGCAAGAGGCGTGTCCGAAAGAAGGCGTCAAGAACTGCGTGCTCGATCCCACCACCATGTCGGCAATTGCCGATTCCCTGAAGGGTCTGTTCAATCCGCAGGCGACCATTAGCGACATCTACGAAGAGGGCCTGGTCGCCAAGAAGACAGCGGGCCTGGACTGGTGGGAGGATCAGAATGTCGCGGCCTTTACCACGGGAGCTCAGGGTGGCGCGCCCTTGGTTGCGACGGTTCCTGCCGGTACCGCCCTGCTGACGGATGGCTGGGTGCAGTCCGGCACCTTCCAGACCAAGGGCTGGACGGCGAGCACGGGTGTCATCACGGTCGGAGATGTGATCCAGATCGCAGGCGTATTGCCCGTCAATCCGCAGAGTCGGCTGCAGTACGGTCGCACGCTGCGTCAGTTCGTGGTGCTGCCGCCGGGCGGCTTCCAGGTCCCAACCCCGGGAACCGCGCCGTCGCTCATTCCGTTCGCGGCTGCGACACTGGCTAATGGCACGTTCAATCCAGCCACAGGTGTGTACACATCGGATGCGGGCGGACTGCTCACGCTGGTCATCGGTGGGGCGATCATCTCAGGTGGGCAGTTCCAGAACGTCACCGCAGCTCCCGCCGCGTCCGCGGTCATCACGGTCAACGGTGGCACGGGCAATGCCAACCAGTTCTCACCCCAAGGGCTGATTTTCCACAAGTACGCCTACGCGCTCGCGTTCGCAGATCTGCCGTTGCCTCGAGGCGTGGAGTTTGCCGCTCGGGCATACGACGACGAGGATGTGGGAATGAGCATCCGCTGCGTGTCGCAATACACCATCAACAACGACAGTGAGCCGACACGGTGTGACGTGCTGTTTGGACCGGCGAGCTTGTATCGTGAGTTGGGCATCCGGGCCGCAGGCTAACAGGAGCAAATCAACATGACGACTACTTACGGCCCTACTGGTGTGGCTCAAACCCAGACCCCCAACACAGTGGCGGGATATACGCCTGTCAACACGTCCGTCAAGCCGGTTGAAGTTCTCACCAACGCATTGCGGCTACTTGCCGTAGCGCGTGGGGTGAGTCTGGCTTTTACGGGGGATGCAGCTGTGATGCCGGTGATCAATGCGGCGGCATGGTCTGCTGCGACCGTCGTTTTCGCGAACGGTCTCGTATCGGGAGTGGCAACCACGGTTGCTGCCGCAGGCGTCGGGATCTTTACGGGCGCAGGCTCGACGGGCACGACTGTGCGAACCCAGGGTGTTCTCACGGGCCAGATCGCGCTTGCTTCGATTGCGGCGGCGGCAGCTTCAGCCGCGGTGCAGTCGACTGCTCAATCGTTGTTTGTGAACGTGGGCACGGCCCTCGCCAATGCGACTGTGGATGTCTTTGTCTACGGCTACGATCAAACCTGATGCCATGTCTTGGGGGCCGTAAAGGCCCCCTTTTTGGGAGACGAGCAGATGCCCATTCGGATCACCAATGACAGCGGCTGGGCAAGCTATCCGGCCTTTAAAACCATGGTCAACGACATGGGTACGCCCGACAAGGTGTATTACTACACTGATCCACAATTGATAAATCCCACCCTGGTATATGGTGCAGTGGCGTTATTTAACGCGGCTAACAACATCATATTATTGGATCTGAACACGACCACTCATACCAAGCCACTCGAAACAACTTTTCTCACAGATTTTCCCAGCGCCGTGAAAGCCTACTTTTCCGACGTTGAGGTATAGGAGCTTCATCATGCCAGGCGGTTCAACGATTCAACGCGGCAACTTGATTTTCGATCAGATGATTCAGGCGACCATCACGCCTCCGGCAGCCGTGACGACGGCTACAACCAATAACACGACGACAACGATTGCCGGATTGGCTGTGGGGGATCTCGTCAGTTGGAATCAGACGACCAATTCCAACGTGTTGCTGACTGTATGCAATATGTTTGTCTCGGCGGCCAATACACTGACGAGTGTCTGGACGACAGAAGGCGCTACGGTCAACGGAGCCGCGGCCTGCAATTTCCTCTTGGAGGTTTGCCGAGCTGAAAACTATTCCCTGAACGGCCTGGCCTCCTTACCTAACTCGATCACGTAAGAGGCAATCATGTCCGAGATACGCGCATTCGCTCCGATGTACACGCCCGGCGCGGGCAATGCGGTGGGCACGCTCGCGGCCAGCACGACCATCGCTGCCACGGTGGCTGCAGCGCCGACCACGATTTTCGCCGGGACCATGACCAATTATCAGCAGCAGATCCGCGTGGCCAACCAGACCTCGGCATGGGCCTTCATGAATTTCGGGGTATTTGGAAACATCACGGCTGCGACCGTGGCCGCTTCCTTGCCGGTCGCCCCCGGCGCGGTCGAGGTATTCACCGTGGATAAGGAGGTGAGTGGCGCCTCCGTGATCCTGGCTGCGGGTGGAACAACCGGCAATGTCACCTTCACACGGGGAGAGGGTCTGTGAGCCTCAAGTCCGCAGGCGGGGGTGCCCTCAATGGCATTGCCGGTCAAGGATCGATCCAGCAGCTGCTGTTCAAGTTATCGGGCGCGAACCTGCAACTGACGACCGACCAGGTGTTCACGAAGCTGTATAGCGGGAGCAGTTACTCCCCACAGCTGATCGTGGCTCGCCAGAGAACGGGTGCGGCTTCGGTGGCCTGCGCGGGGGGAATTTATGATGCCGCGGCCAAGGGCGGCAATACCCTAGTGGCCGCTTCCCAGTCCTGGGTGACGCTCGCCAGCGGGGTTATCGTCATTGCCGCTTTGGCAGCCATTGATGCCACCACGTTGTTTGCCAATACGCCTGTCTTCTCATTGACCACAGGCAGCACGGCGGCGATCACCGCAGACATCCTGATTTATGGAATCGATTTGTCATAGGAGACATCACATGGTCATCACCGCCACCAATTACGCAGACTTCAAGACGCTGGCCTCGAATGCGACCTTGCTGGGCGCGATTGTGGGACCTGTCTTTTATCTCTTTGCGGGCGCTGCGTTGTATGCCTATGCCTTCAGTTCGGATTCCAAGAATGTCGTGGTGGCCGCCGTGGGCAGTGGCCCTACTTCAGCTCAATTCACTTCTGACTTTCCCCTGGCGCACCTGATCAATACTACCTTGACGCTGTCAGGCCCGTGACCACCGCGACAGAACTCATCACCGATGCGCTGATCGACATCAATGCACTGTCGCCCGGACAGGTGCTGCCGCCCAACAATGCCGCTGTGGCCTTGCGACGGCTGAACGATCTGCTCGACTCGATCAGTCTGGATAAGGGTTACGTCTATACAACCGTCGAGAACATATTCGCCTGGACGCCCGGACAGTTCAAATACACGGTCGGTAATCCAGTCGGAGGCACGTTCAGCGGCACACTGGTGAGTGGCAATCCGGTCATTTCGGGCGTGACAGTGCCCTCGACCCTGGTTGTGGGTGGAGACCTCTCTGATACCCAGTCACAGGTTCCCACAGGAGCCACAGTACTGGCCTTCAATGCGATTGCCCAGACGGTGACCATGAGCGCGAATGCGCTCTCTACGGTGAACCCAGCGGAGCAGTTCACGTATACGACACCGGGAAACATCAAGATCCCCCGACCCTTGAGACTCTCGCCGACCGGCTATACCCGCCTGGCTGCCAGTGGCAATGCGAACCTCGATTACTGGTTCGACACGACCATGAGCATGGATCGCTATAACGAGTTTGGCCTCAAATTCAATCCCGGTCCCTGGCCTCTGATCGTGGCCTATCAACCGACCTTTCCCCTGGCGACATTGTGGGCCTATCCGAATCCCGGCATTGCCGGTGAAGTCCATCTGTTCACGGACCTGATCTTCAACGAATTCACCAACATCACCCAGAACATCAACCTGCCGCAAGGCTATATCCGCTCGCTCAAAGCGCTGTTGGCTCTGGAGATGTGTCCCGGCTATGGCAAGACTCCCAGCGCCCAATTGCTGCGCAGATGTACCGAAGCAAGAGCATTCATCAGGGCGCTGAACCAGACGCCGGTCGAATTACTGCGCTATGACGATGCGATCGTCAGAAGCCAGACGACAGATGCGGGCTGGATCATTCATGCTGGCTTCTCGTGACGAGCATATTTGATATGATGGCGACTCCTCTGAAGCGGAGTCGATCATGGGCAGAAAGGCACATCGAAAAGAAGATGTTTGGCAGTTTATTCTCAAGGGTGGCACGAATGAGTGTTGGGAGTGGCAGAGAAAGCGCAACCATCACGGTTATGGCGAATTCTCGATAAAGCACAAAAGCTACAGAGCGCATCGAATCGTGTACGAATTAACTCACAACGTGGAACTGAGGTCCATCAGTCAGTCGAAACCTAAGATTGATGATCAGCTCGTGCTTCATTCTTGTGATAATCCATCGTGCTGCAATCCTCGGCATCTGTTTCTGGGAACGCATAAAAAGAATATGGAGGACATGGTCAAGAAAGGCAGGCGCCATAATTTCGACGGTGAGCGCGGGCAGACTGCCAAACTTTCTAATAAGCAAGCGACCTTAATCAGGAAGCTTGCCAACGAAGGCACGCCTCAGAAGTTTCTGGCTGAAAAATATGGTGTTAGTCAATGCACCATCAGCAGCATAAAACATAACAAAGTGTACTGCGATGTTTGAGGGGGCAGATCTGGGATTGTGCGGCCCAACATACACTGCGAGTATGTTGTTGCAGGATGCGCAGTCCTGCATCAATTGGTTTCTAGAAGCTGACAAAAACCCAAAGGCCAAGATGCCCTTTGCGCTCTTAGGAGCGCCGGGGCTTGCGCCGGTCATCAATACGTTCGTGACCGGGCCTGTTCGGGGAGCCTGGGTACTGCCGGGCAATACGCAGTGCCTCTTCGTGGTGTCGAATGCCGCCTATGTAGCGACCGTCACCACTCCGGCTACGCAGACCAGTATCGCGCAATTCTCAGTACTGCAGGTCGGAACGCTGCAGACCAACAACGGTCGCGTGGTGATTCGCGACAATGGCGTTTTGTTCAACGGATTGGGTGGCTATGCTGTGTTGGTGGATGGCCAATACGGCTATTTTTACCAGCTATCGGGTACAGCGAAGAACGTCACCTTTCCGGGCAATCTCACGCTGGGCAGCAATGTCATCAGCTTTCCCGTAGGTGTGTTGGTTCCCAACTACCTGATTGTCGCTGATGATGCGATCATTACAGATAGCGCAGGTGCGATTGTCGCCGGCTTCATCACGGCCATCAGCTTCACAGCCAACACGGTCACGATCAGCTCGACTGCAGCGTCTAATCAGACAGCCGATACTTTCACACTCAACATTCCGGCCTTTGGAAGGATCACCGATCCCGCCTTCCTGGGAGCCGACCGGATCGCCTTTATAGAGGGTTGGCTGATCTTCAACCAACCCGGTACGCGCACGTTCTACACCAATGCTCCGGTCCCTTACACGCTCACGTTCGCCGGCCTCTTTTACGCATTGAAGGACAGCAGTACCGATAACCTCATCACGCTGTTCGAGAATAACCGCGAAATCTGGTTGATCGGCGAGCGCACGAGTGAAGTCTGGTACAACGCAGGAGGCGCCAATTTTCCCTTTTCGCGTCTGCCCGGCATCGGCCCTCAGATGGGCTGCAGTGCTAAACACTCGATCTGCCGCGTGGGCCAGAATCTGGCCTGGCTTGCGCAGAACGAGCAGGGCCAGAACATCGTTGTGATGACCAATCAATACAGCGTCGAGCGCATCAGCAATCACGCCATCGAATTTGCTATCAGCTCCTATCCGCAAGTCTCCGATGCTATCGGGGATTGTTATGAGGAATTAGGTCACGTCATGTACGTGCTCACCTTTCCGACCGCGGACACGACCTGGGTGTTTGATGTGACGACGTCCGAGACCTTGAGAAGCCCGGATGCATGGTGGCAACGCCTCTCCTGGAATGCATCTACCGGCACCTATCACCGACACATTGGCAATTGCTTTGTGAACTTCGCCAATCTGCGACTGTGGGGGGATTACCAGACGGGCCAGATCCATCAGCAGAGTCGAACCATTTATACGGACAACGGCGCCCCGCTGCGAGCTCAGCGCCGGGCTCCGCATGTGTGGAGTCGGGAAAACCGTAAGCGCATCTTCCAAGCCTCCATGCAGGTGGAATTCACCCCGGGAGTGGGACTGCAGAGCGGACAGGGCGTGAACCCCAAGGCCATGATCCGCTGGAGTGACGATGGGGGATTCAGCTATGGAACCGAGGTTGATGTGCCGATCGGTCTCGTGGGCGATACCCGCAACCGGGCGATTGTCTACCAATGTGGTGAGGCCCGGGATCGGGTGTGGGAGGTGAATTTCTCAGATCCGACCAATCGGGACATCATCGGTGCGACACTGTTCGGCGAAGCTGAAGATTCCCAAGGATCCTGATGGGCACCAATTTTTACAATACTGCGCCAACCTACGAGCAGCCCCTCACCAGCCGGGATGGCAAGGTGACGACCCGCGGCTGGTACACCTTCTGGGCAGGACTCGGGGGCGGACAGCCTACGGGGCCGGTAGCGGCGCTGATTGCCGGACCCTCCCCCTACACCTACCTGGCCACTCAGGGCGGCTCTCTGATCGTCCAAGGGGGGACGACGACCCAGATTCAGTTCACGCGTGGGGATGGCAATTTCTACGTGACCGGACTCACGGCAGGCATGTTCCCGCTGGCCAAGGGGGATTCGCTGGTGATCACCTATTCGGTTGGGCCCCCGACCGTTACCTTCGTGCCCCGATGATTGAGTTTATGCTCTTGGCCGCGCCCCGCTCCGGTACCGCCTGGGCTGCCAACTGGCTCACCACGGATGCGAGCCTGTGCCTGCATGAGCCGCTGTATCAGCAGACGCATGCTCAACTGGATGCACGCACTGGAACCAGGCAACTGGGGATTGCCTGCACGGCCTCAGCCCTGCTCAACGTGAACCGCCATCCTGCCCGAAAGGTGATCCTGCATCGTGATGCTGAGGAAGTACGTACATCGATGGAAGCCCTCGGGATTCCCGGCGACTACGATTTCTCAGCCCTCGATAATGTGGAAGGGAAGCATTACCACTGGTCGGCACTGTTCGAAGATCCGGCGCCGATCTACGAATACTTGCTGGAATATCCCTTCGATCCCGAACGCCATCAATTGCTCAAGGGAATGAACATCCAGAACCGGCAACTCATCGAGGTCTTGCAACGAGGAGAGTGCGGTGCACCTGCAGATGCTTAAAGAGCGCGCGTTCGATGTCTCCCGGTTGCAGGATCAACTTACTTGCCAGCCTGAATTGTGGAATGGCATTCGCCTGCGCACCGAGCATCCCCAGTCCCCTCATCGGGAGGTGTCCGACATCTGGGTGAGATATAACCCGATCGGGAACTACGCAGGAGACATGAGCGCATTCAATGCGGAGCATACTTCCGAATGGTATCCGGTCGCGGAGCAATTGCCTGCTGCCGTCGACATCGCACTGAGTCTCTTTGAGGAGTTGCCAGGGACAGAGCAGTTGGGAGCTGTGCTGATCACCAAGATCCCACCGGGGAAACAGGTATATCCCCATGTCGACGGAGGTTGGCATGCGCGAACCTTTCAGAAGTTCGCTGTGCAGGTGAAGGGTAATTCGAGACAGGCCTTTCACTTCGAGAACGAGAGTCTGGTGACACATCCGGGGGATTGGTGGCAATTCGACAACGCTTACCCTCACTGGGTAACTAATGACAGCGACGAAGACCGAATCACGCTGATCGTTTGCATCAGGAGACACTGACATGCCCATCGGCTGGGTTGCAGGCGCTGCCGCTATTGGATCTATTGCAACGGGTGCCATGCAGGCGGGCGCTGCAGAGGATGCTGCCAATGCACAGGCCAATTCGGCGGCCAATGCCCAGCAGATCAGCCAGCAGCAATATCAGGATACGGTCAACCGCAATGCGCCCTTCACCAATTCCGGATATGGCGCACTGTCAGCCCTGGATTACGGACTTGGGATCAGTCCCCAGACCGCAGGCGGCCAGCCGGTAGGCCAGTCCGCCAACGGCATCGATCCATCGAGCGGTTATGGGATCGGCGCGGGTGGCTCGATCAGTCAGATGATTGCAGGCGCGCCTCCGGCCTATACGGGTAATCACGCGGCCGGCAGCAGCCCGTATGGCTCCATCGGCAATAATGGCATGAGCCTGGGACAGACGGTGCAGCCGGGAGCAGGACAACTGGGCGGCTCGGGCTTGCCGATCGCGCCAGGAAGCACGACCGGAGGACAGGCCGCCCAGCCCGGCCAAACTGGAGGCTTGGGCTATGGTTCGCTCACGAAAGCCTTTGATACGAACGACTGGCAGCAACTCTCGCCGGCCTACAACTTCCAGAAGCAACAGGGCATGCAGGGCGTCAGTAACGCCAATGCGGCCGGGGCAGGTGCGCTGTCGGGTGCGGCGCAGAAAGATCTGGTCGACTATAATCAGTCCGCTGCAAACACCAGTTTCAACAACGCTTTCAATCAATACCAAACCCAACAGGGCAACATCTTCAGCCGCCTATCCGGGATTGCGCAGCTCGGTCAGTCGAGTGCCAATAACACGGGCCAGCAGGGCACGGCATTGGCAGGTCAGGCCGCTCAGAGCGCGACCAACATTGGAACTGCGCAGGCGGGCGGAATCGTGGGGTCTGCGAATGCCATCAGCGGCGGCATCAACAGCGCAATTCCCTGGCTGACTGCGGGCGGTGGTGGAGGGAATAGCAATCCGGCAGCGTGGGATACCGAGAATCCCAGTAATTTCCAGGATTTTGGAGGTTGATCAGTGCCTGATATGATCCAACCTGTGGGTGCCATGATCAAGCCGCCTGATCCGAGTCAGGCGATCAACACCATGTCCGGTATTCTGGGACTGAAGCAACAGCGCCAAGCATTGCAGACCGGACAATACCAACAGCAGTCCGCGCAAGCCAACGCGCAGCAGGATCAGCAGAACGCTGCGCAACGCCAGGCCGCTGGCAACTTCTTCAAGGGGTTCGACATTGCCAAACATCACGGCGATGATGGCACGTTGGACTTGGACTCCGCGCTCACCAGTCCAGAATTCAAGGCAACCGGTGATTCCGCTCCCGAGATCGCCAAGAGCCTGTTGGCCATCAAGAATTCACAACTGGCGGCGAAGACGAGTCTTGCCGGACTCAACAATGACCTGCGAGGCCAGTTCTCATCGCAGGTAGCGGGACTCGCACAAGATCCGGATGTGAAGTCAGGCAATCAGACCGGCCGCGGCAAGGTGCTGGATGCCATCGATCAGTTCGGCCAGAGCAGTCCGGATGCCAAGCGGGTCGCGGCCATCTACAGCCAGGTATTGCAGAATACTCCGCCCAACAAGATGGGCCAGGCGCTGCAGAACCTGCAGTTGCAGGCAAAGTCGGCTGGCGAGCAGCTACCGGGCACGACGGCGATCGACACGGGTCCGACCGTCCAAGGCGCTTCCGTGGCTCCCGGCACGGGAGCAATCACGCCTGCTGGGCCGCCTGTAACCAAGGGGCTGGCTCCTACGGAGCGAATCCCCTATAAGCAGGCGTCCGCGGGCGCGACGGCCAGCGCCTCTTCACGAGCGACCGGAGTCGCTGGCAGTGACATCGATCGGGCCAATCAGATCAGCGCGGGCATCAAACCGGCTCAAGCGGGTATTCAGACCACCCAGCAGATCGATGATCTGGCCGACCAGATCCATTCAGGCAAGTTTGCGGGTTGGCTGTCCACCCAGGCGGCGAAAGTGGGCGTCTCGGAAGCCACCTATGCTCGCCAGCTGCTCGAGAAGGATCTGGGCATTATCAAGACGCAGATGACGACTTCGGCGTCCTCGGATAGCCGAGCGGCCACGATTCTATCCGGAACCCCCGAAGCCACGTCGGATCCACAGACCATTCATGGAGCGATGGACTATGTGCGCGGCAGCTTCCGGCAGAACCTGGAGCAGGGGAAGAACCTCTCCGCCTATCGGGAGAAGCATCCGGATCTGAGTGGCTTCCAAGGGGCGGACGATCATTTCACCAGCACGGGCGGCCCGCTCATGCATGAATTCCTATCGCTGAAGGGGAAAGATCAGCAATCAGCGTTTTATCGCCGCAACTTCAGTAGTCCGCAAGAGGCGCTGAAGTTCCGCAACCAGGCGTTCGCTGCGTCCCACACGTTGGGGTTGGACGATGCCGACAACCGGTGACGATGCCATTGATGCGGCTTTCGGTTCGTCCGCGCCCGAGGCTGTACATGCAGCGACCGGGGATGAGTCGATCGATGCGGCCTTTGCACCCTCTTCGAGCGCCCCGCTTTCTGGCAAGGATGTCGTGGGGCAGATGATCCGCGCGCAAGCCTCGAAGATCCCTGCCGGATTCAAAGAGATATATGACATCACTTTAGGCGGTAAGACGCTTGCCCAAGCGGATGAAGCCTACACGCGGGCGACAACGCCGACCGATCCTAGAGCTCAGGCGCTGACCGGGAAGTTCAAGGAGGCTCAGGCGTCGCCCTACAATCCCATGAATCAGGTGCTGAGTTTGCCCGGAAGGGCCTTCGATGCGGCTGGCAATCTGATCGATGCGGGTCTGGACCCACGCAATCAACGGGGAGGCAATCCACTCCTTGCCGACAAGACAGGCTTACCCCAGTACCAGCCATCCACCTTACCGACGATGGGCGGCCCTACGGGAGTGGGCCCGGTGCTCTCAGGTGTCGCTCAGGGGGCTGCGGGATTGGCTCCGATAGCCCAAGGCGCCATGGTTCCACGTGAAACACCGGGACCCTTCGAGAACTCGCCTCAGTCGATGGGTGCTGCCAAGGCGGTGGATCCTCGATTGGCAGCCGCGCCCCCCCAATTGCAGCAAGCCGTGCGTCAGGCAGCCCAGGATACCGGGGGCGCCGTCAATCAGACGGCCTATGAGAACCATCTGGATGCAGCACAGCACGGTGTGGATCTGATGGAAGGCCAAGCCACCCGCGATGAGAATCAGTTCTCGGCCGAGCAGAACAGCGTACACCCGGACATCAAGGCCCGGATCAGCAAGCAGAACGTTCAGATGACGGATGCGCTCGATGATATCCGGCGCGAAGCGGCTCCCGGCGCTGTGCAGAATAACCCGATCGAGAACGGTCAGACCGCCGTCGATAAGCTCAAAGCCTATGACGAGCCGGTCGTCGCTGACATCGATGAGAAGTATGCCGCGGCCCGAGCGGCTTCCGCGACCGGTGACCTACAGATGGACGGGTCTTCGTTCGTCAGTGACGCCAATGCCGCCCTCAAACCGCAGAGCAAGTTTCGATTTCTGCCGCCCACCGCACGAGGGATCTTGGATGATGTCGCTGGCGCGAATGGGAAGATGACCCTGGATGATTATCAAGCGTACGACACTCAGCTGGGCAACGAGATCGCGAAAGCCAAGGCAGCCCAGGATGGGAATGCGGCTTTTGCCATCGGCAAGGTGAAGGAGGCTCTCAACCGGGTGAAGCCTGTGGATGCTGAGACCTCGCAGGCCAAGGGGCTATTCGACACTGCTCGATCAGCTGCCAAAGCTCGGTTCGACGAGTTGGACGCCGATCCGGCCTATCAGGCGGCGGTGAGCGATGCTTCCCTCAGTGGGGTGAAGCAAGGGCAACCCTCCGCGCTGGCAGACAAGTTCCTGGATAAGTATGCACTCCAGGCGCCGAAGGCCAATTTGGATCGCCTCATGGGCAAGTTGGATGAAGAGGGCCAGCAAGCCGTCACCAGTCATGCGCTCAGTACGATTCGGGATAAAGCCATCTCACCCAACGGGCAAGTGTCCCCTCATGGGTACAACGGCGCTATGGAGAAGTACGGCCCCAAACTCGATTCCTTGGTGGCGCCTGAAACCCGCGAATCGCTGGAATCGCTCGGTCGCGTGATCACAAACGCCAAGGTTCCGCCGCCCGGACACTCGGTGAACTATTCGAAGTCCGGTGTCGTGGTGAATGCAGCCAAGGGCGTCGGAAGTGAGATCGCGGGAGCTGCGGTCAATGCCAAGACTTTAGGTATGGGCATGCCGATCATTCGGGGGATTGCTGACAACGCCTTCGCCAAGCGTTCATTGGCTCCCGGCGCGGGGCTCAGCAAACTTCAGCCTACGCCACCACCATGATTGCTATGAACAGCCATGCGGGCATGCCCCACAGCAACACCTTGCGAAACCCTCTGTTGTATATCGCGAGCGTGATGATCCCGAGCAAGAACAACCAGACCATGTATTACTCCCTACAGTGTGAACAACAGCCTACAGCTGTACGACCACTGGATGTAAAGCGATGACCGTCACAGTTCTGGCCCCTTACCTGAAGCAGCGCTGGGTGGACGGCAATGGTAATGCGCTCTACCAGGGAACCATCAATACCTACCAGGCAGGCTCGCTGACGCCCATTGTCACTTACAAAGACTCAACGGGAGGCCCGCAGAACACAAACCCGATTGTGTTAAATGCCCGGGGCGAGTGTGACCTGTATCTGCTTCCGAACGTTGCCTACAAATTCATCGTAGCGGACATCAATGGAAACCTGATTCCGGGTGGCACGATCGACAACGTCGTGAACTCGCAATTGATCACATTGTATGGCGGTGTAGATACCGGTTCGGCCAACGCTTACATCCTCACTTTCGTTGCCAATTTCACCAGCTATACTGATGGGATTCAACTCACCTGGATTCCCGCGAGTACCAACACGGGTCCGAGCACGATCAACATCAATGGAATTGGTGTCATCAATCTGGTGAATCCAGATGCATCGGCCTTGTCTCCCGGCGAAGTGTTCGCCAATGTTCCGGCACAAATCCTGATCAAAGGCGGAGCTGCAATACTCATCACGCCCGCGAGCAGTTCGCTCAATTCATTTGCCGCTACATGGACTGGATTTTCCGTCATCCCCGTTCAACCGAATGTGTTCTATCGGCGCACAGGCAACCTGGCTGCCATTACCATCGGCGGCATACCGCTTACGGGAACCTCAAATTCGACCTTGTTCATCCTGTCCGGACTGCCGGCCATCATCAATCCCAACATCATACGCCAGACGATTCCCTGCATGCCGCTGATCGATAATGGTGCGACCGTCACCACGCCGAGTGTGGCTCAGGTCATTGCCGGCGGAACGGTCCAGTTCTTCAAGGATCCCAACCTGACCGGCTGGACTGCCAGCGGCGCGAAAGGCTTTGCACAGCCGATTTCTCTGGTATTCCCTCTGTGACCGCACAACTCGCCCCCACGCCGATCTTCCGCGCGACTGACGGGCTGGGCCTGCCGCTGTTCAGAGGCCAGTTGACGACGTACCAAGCCGGCACGCTCATTCCGCAAACGACCTATATCGATTCGAGCCAGACAACCCCGAATGCGAATCCGATCATTCTGAATGCGCGTGGTGAAGCGCAGATCTGGCTGGATCCGACCAAGGCCTATAAGTTCGCGCTCACGGATCAGTTCGGCAACAACATCCCCGGCTGGCCTGTTGACAACATCACGATCAGCAATGCGAATCCCTCCTTCAGCATCATCCCGACTGTCGACAATCTGTTCACACTCGGCAGCCCGACCTTCTCTTTTGCCAACCTGTACTTGGGACCCAATCACGCGCCGGTACTCGATACGGCCAGCGGCAACATCGGATATTACGCGCGCACCGCTGCCGAGATTGCCGCCACGGTGACTCCGGTCGATTTCAGCTATCAACCAGGGGATGTGCGTCGTTACGGCGCGGATGCCACAGGCGGTATAGACGCTTCGGCAGCTATCGCCAGCGCGCAAGCTTCTAATTCGAATGTCTATTTCAATCAAGTTGGAACCTATCGCATCTCCACCAACTTAACATTGAATAGAGGAGTTACATTTTCTTTCGCAGCCGGTGCTGCATTGTCAGTGGATACCGGTAAAGTTGTGTCCATTGCGGGACAGATCAATGCTGCGAGTTACCAGATCTTCAGTGGCGCTGGTTTAATCCAGAACACCGGCAACAACACGCTGGGCCCAGGACGCTACAACGCCAAGTGGTGGGGCGCCAAGGCGGACGGTGTTAACAACGACACCGCGCCCTTGCAAGCCGCGATTACGGCGGTAGATCAGGGAACACTCTATATTCCAGCCGGTTTGTATAAACTGACATCGACTCTAACCGTGACGTTCCCCGGCACCAGCATTCAAGGTGAAGGCTTTTACACTGAGTTGCACGCGGTTGGATTCGCACTCAATACCGCGATCATGATCGTCGATGGAACGGTCACGCCGCACAACAATGTCTCTTTCAAAGGTCTGTTGTTCACCTGCGACAATGGCAATGCGACCGGCATTTTCATGCAGTACGTGAACAAAAGCCTGTTCTCGGAAATCGCTTTCCTCGGGTTGAAGGTTGGGATGGTTTGTTCCAGCCATGTCTTTTCCAATACCTTCGTGGAGGTGGGAACAGCCGGCGGTACGACCGGACTCACTTTTAATATCGCTTCCGATTCATACAACAATAACGTTCACATCAACTGCTATTTCGGCGGCCTGGGCTGCACGATGAGCTGTACTGCTGGAGGTGATTGCGAGTCGAACGTATGGCTTGGCTGCGATTTTGAGGCTATCAGCAACGTGGGCCTGGGTGCTTTCTATGTCGTGACCGGAGGCGGTGGGTTTATCACCGGGACCTCGCTCATCGGCTGTCATTTCGAAAACAACAACTGCAATGCTATCTACTTCAACGGGGCCTCGGCGGCCAATTCAATCCTGGGTATCAGCATCACCGGATGCACGATTGGAGGTGGGTTTGCCGATGGTCCCCATGCGAGTGCCTTGGCCGGCATCATCCTGCAGAACTGCAATGGCATCCACGTGCATGGCAACTACATCGATGACTTCGGCAACTATGCCATCCAAGATTTAGGCGGGAACAAGAATTGGGACATCGGCCCTACTTATGCCACACGGTGTGTGACGGCCTTTTCCAATACGCAACTGACGCTGATCAATCTGGCTTTCTCGGCCAGCATCGCGGTCGATCCCTCACTGGGCACGGATTTCACCATCACAGTGCCCAACGCTACGGCCTTTACGATCACTGCACCCACGATTGCCACGGCGCAGCCCAATCAACGAATTCGATTCTGGATCATCAATGCCTCTGGAGGGGCCATGGGGGCCATTACCTGGGCCGCAAGCTACAAGATGTCCGCCTGGACCAATCCTGCGAATGCGAACAATCGCAGCATCGAATTCAAGTACAACGGCACCAACTGGTATCAGGTGGATCAGACCGGCGTGGATATTCCAAACTGAACCTTGACCTTGATATCAGCCAGCGTACCATCGTCAAAACAGCAGCTTGGCAGAAGCATGATGAGCGCGGTTTTGGAAGAACCCATTGAAGAATCAATGCTCTGGAAGCGCGTCCGAGCACTACAGCAGTGGTATCGGGAATTGAGTCTCAAAGTGGACTCACTGCACGGGAAAGTCCACGACATCGGCGCGCCGATGGAAGCGCGTGAGCCGCCCCGGAAGGACTATGCCGAGGAGATGTACCCTCGGCACGAGGTCGACTTTCTGATGAATGTCGCCCGGCAGGAAGCCCGCAGGAACTACGGTGGTGTTCACAAAAGTGGCGGCAGCCATATCAATACCGCGTTGCTGTCGATACTGATCGCCATCAGCGCCTGGATCGTCACCACATTGATCAGTCACGGTGAGCAACTGGTGCAGATCCATTGTCAGCTGAGCCCGGCCAGTTGCCTGCAATTGCAGGTCCCGCATGCCAACTGAGGAACCTACTTACTGTCCCACGAACTCACAGGACGAGTCCATCACGAGCAACACCGCTCCGGTGCAGAGCGTACGTTTCACACTACCGAAAGATGCTCGTGAGATCATCGTCGCCGCCGCGCTGGCCTTGTCACTCATGGTCAATGTATGGTGCGGTTGGATTATTCGCGATGTCGGCACAGCCAAGTGGCTGCACGACTGGGATCTGAATCAGTTCCAGAATGGGCCGTATGTCGAGACGAAGATCAAAGTGGGCGAACTCGATGCACGGATTCGCGCTGTTGAAACATCACAAGCATGTAAGAGGTGAAGCATGGGCGGTGGAATCATCATCAATCGACGGGCCGCAATCAAGACAGCGGTGAATGATCCTTCGATCTTTGGCGCATTGCCGCAGCATTGTCAGGATCGCGTTACCGACATCAACATCAAGGGGCTGGCCGACTGGTCGGATGACGATACTCAGTTCATGGCATCGATGCCATTGATTGCCGTGCATTGCTAGGTGAAACATCGTCGAGCAACTTCATCGCCTGATGGATACCGGAGCGCCACAGCCAGTTGTGAACGAGCGTATCGCCAGCCTCATGGAGAGTCAGAATCGTGAGGTCAGCCGCTTGGCAACATTGATTGCGACGATCACGACTGATTACGAGCGGCGGCTTCGGTATCTCGAGCGTACGATCGCCTGGGCGCTGGGTGGCATCGGCGTCATCTCGGCGGTGTTGATGCTCGCGAGCAAGCTGTGGAAATGACAGCCATCGATCTCGTACTGCCGCGGCTCAAAACAGAGGAGGGGTTCAGTGCCACCAAGTACACCGATACTCGGGGACATCTCACCCTGGGTTATGGTTTTGACGTGGATGCCGGGATCAGTGCGTTTGCCGCCAGCGCCTTGCTTGGTGCACAAGTGGCCGAGCGACATGCTTCCTTGGTTGCCTATCCCTGGTACAGCAATCTTGACCCTGTCAGACAATCGGTATGCCTCGACATCGCCTTCAATTCCGGACTCCACGGACTGCTCAACTTCCCCCACATGATCGCGGCCCTCGATCAAGGTGACTGGTCGACCGCCGCGGCCGAGTGCAAGGTGAGCAATGCGGAGCTCGCCACCCGCTATGCCGCACTCGCTCAACTGTTGCTCACAGGTGCCACATGAGCTTCGGAAGCACTGCCAAGCAGGTCATCGGTACTGTCGCTCCGCTGCTCGGAACTGCGCTCGGCGGACCCTTTGGCGGCCTGGCCGGCAGCCTGCTCGCCAAAGCCCTCGGTACGAGCGATCCTAAGGCTCAGGAGCAGCTCATTGCTTCGAGTGACCCTGCGGTACTCCTGCAGCTGAAGACGGCTAATAACGAGCTGCAAGAGCACATGAAGCAGCTGGACATCGACGAGGCCAAGCTCTCTTTCGATGACACCGCCAACGCCCGGGCGATGCAGATCGCCACGCACGACTCGACGCCGCGGTATCTGGCGTACTTCATCACCTTCGGGTTCTTCGCCACGCTGGGCTACTTGATCGTATACGGCAAGCCTACGACGGGTGGAGATGTCATGCTCGTGATGGTCGGTTCTCTGGGCACGGCCTGGGCGACTATCGTCAGCTTCTTTTACGGTAGCTCCGCGGGCTCATCGGCCAAGACGGACGTCATCAATCGCATCGCAGCAACAAAATAAGAGGTTCGTCATGGCCACATTCAACGGGACTGTCACCTTCACCGCTTCCGAGCTCCACGCCATCGCACAGCAGGTCGCCACGCTGCTGACGCCCGCGCAGCCTCCTGTGACTCCCCCGGTTGTGACGCCACCGGTGATCACACCTCCCTTGCCAACCGGCCAGATCCCGCACCTCGACTACATCATCTATCAGAACGGCTCTGGTGCCTTGCTACAGGACGACAGTTGGGCGATGCGATCGGTGGATTACGCAGATACCATCGGGCGTCCCATGGGCGGCACGGCTGATCTGGCTGCGACTATCGATGGACCCAATGGCGGTTGGCAGCCCCTGTTTGTGCCCAATGGCGCCACGAGCTTCCTGGACCTGACGCCGTACCAGTATCTGCTGATGTCGATCAAACCCACCACGGACGGTGCCAACTACTGGGTGGGCTTCGCCGGCAACAAGGATACTGCGGACGGTAACCAGATCCAGGTGGCAGGGCCCGGCATGACCGCTTATGGTCCGGCACCTGTGAAAGGGCAGTGGGCCAACTACAAGATCCCGCTGTCAGCTTTCAAGCTTGCGGATGCTAAAGCGGTGTTCAAAGTGGGTATCGCATGCGGCAACTTTCCGGGCGGGACGACGAGCTATTTTGATTCGGTCGGGTTCGCCAAGAACTAATCTCCGAGCCACTTCTGAGCCAGTGCAACCGCTCCCCATAAAGAGGCGAATGCACCGGCCAGAATCAGAAGATCGAGGGTGAGATCGCTCATCGACGCTGCGCGTCTCTCTTCGGCCTGCCGCCGCAGAGATTGCGCGGACCCTCACAGCCAGCGCAGGCATCGCGCCCCGCGTTAGTTTCTGCCATGACGACTTGTCCGCCGAGTAGACATCCCCGTGGCACATATCCTTGGCCTTTTGCCATGGTGAGCATGAAGTCACCCGCAGCGCCGGCTGGATCATCGAAATAGTGTGGTTTCATCGTTACTCTCCGGTTCTCTTAGAACAAGCATGAACCGGAATGGCCCGTTTCGCGTGTGCACCGACTCTGGCCGCCCGGGTAGGTAAGATAGTTTGTGCAATGGCGCATTTCCGATTTCACCGCATCACGAAACTCCACGCAACAGCATGCTCCCCGATGGCCTTTGCCGCTGCCGCAATAAACCTTGGTACCGTCATCGCGCGTCACGAAGCCAGGGCATGGAGGCGACCCAAGGACCTCCTGGCTCGCGGCACCGGGAAAGCCCAGCGTCCGCAAATAGTCGTCAGCTTGCGCGTATGACATACGTTGCTCGCTCGGTTCGTGGGCGGTCACTTCATCCAGCGGCACAAAGCCCAGCGCTCGATCGCGGCCATCGATCACGTCCATCAGGTCCTTTTCGCGCTTCTGCAGCCGCTCGATCTCCTGATTGCGCGCCGTGACGTTCTCCAGCGCCTCGGCCCAACAGGCTTTGAGTTGTGCGATCTCTCGCTGATAGGCGCCCTCGTTGCCGGAGCCGGTCGCAAAGCCGCGGTTGTAGGCTGCCTGCTCGGCAGGCGTCAACTCATTTGTCATCGGAACCACATCCAGATAGCCACAGGAATTCCAACGATCAGCACGGCAATAAAGTAGCCCACATCTACGAGGGACGTGTCTTCGTCAGATTGACTCATGCGACACCTTTTGAGTTAGCCGAATGACGCCAGGGCGCAGCCTGGGTTTGCGATGTCCAATGCCAGGGTGCGGCCTGGGATCGCCAACGTAACTGATCCCCACTGGTCTGCAATCGCATCCGCGATCCCCTGAAGCGTCCGGCTGCGGTTGGTGCCACGATTTGCTCCAGGGCCCTCGCGATGTACTTTGTTCCATAGTACCCACTCGCGGGTCTCACGCCCGGGCACCTCAAGCTGGTTGGTCGCGATGAGGGGGGCAGCCCATCGAGCCACCAGGCCGTTGCCTTGAATTCAGGATGCCCAAACATGTGGGGTTGAATCACCTGATCCGGTTTGCGCCACAGGGTTGAGAGGCGCCCCACGGGATTCTCGATGGCCTTCAGGCGAATAGGGAATGCCCACAGCGCCCGGACATTGTAGACCGCGGCCATCTGGGCTTCCCGGCGCCAGGGGATGCTCATATGCCGGGCGCCGGCCCGGGTGAGGAACGTACATTCGGGATGCGCAATCATGCCATCCCAGCCGCCGTTCACCACGGTGTGAGAGAACACGTTCGTCTGCATGTGCCACCGTGGGTCGCCCTCGCACGGCTTCACATCACAGCTCCAAGCGTCGTGCCCGCGAGCTCGCAGCGCATCGCGGATCACGCCCGAACATTCCATGGCTACCAACCATTTCACTGACCGCACGCTCCCACGGTTGGATGTGTCGGTTTCATAAACGTGTACCAATGGCTGTGCTTCCCGACCCTCGATCCAAACAGGGGTTTGTGCGGGGTCGTCATCAGTACCTGCGAGACCGGGATATTGGTATCGGCCCATTTGAAAATCAGCGTGCCGTGCGGCTTGAGCACCCTGAAGCATTCAGCGAATCCACCTCGCAGCACCTCGGGCCATTTGCTCGGCAGCATCCCGTACTTCTTCGAGAAACAACCGGTGAGGCCTCCGCGGTGCCGCATGATGTGCGGCGGTTCGAAGACCACCAGATAGAACGATTCGTCGGCAAAGGGCATCCGCGTGAAGTCTGCAACGATGTCCGGCGCGATCACGGCAGGCGAGCGGCCGCGCGTGGACTCGGTGCCCAGGTCCATCGGGTGCGTCTCCTGACGCTTGTCGATAAACAGAGCTCGGCGGTCGTGGCTATCGAACCAGAACATGCGAGGGCCACAGCAGGCGTCCAGTACCGGCGGTAATTCAATCTGGAGCTGCTCGGCAGGAGTTGCCATCTAACGTGGTTCTCCTGCGCTGAGAGCGCGCCTCTCTTCGGGACTGTCGATTGTCATCGTGTAGCCGCAACAGCGGGGCCAACCGTATCTAAGGCAAGACGAGCCCTTGACCATCTGCTTGCGGCCGCACTTTGTGCACCACACGAGACCGCGTGCAATCTGCGGGATCTCTGCGATGGTTTCGTAGAGGGCGTTCATTTTGGGGGCGTGGAGATTCTCATCCATTGTGAAAGTCACTCAGGGCGTCAGTTGCCGCGCGGCTGGCGTGCGTTCCTTTGCAGTATCTACAGCCCTCAATCTCCTTGAGGGTCGTCTGTAGCTTCTCGAGGTACTTGCGCGAGACTAGGACGAATTCTTCGGTGTCCTTTTCCTGCACGACTGATGCGGTTGTCGTCTGTGGTTTGCGTTTAGCCATGTGGTTCTCTGGATGTATTAGCGTACGTAGAAGCAGTCTTTGAGATGCTCGGCCAGGCCACCAGGGCAGGCGCAATGCTTCACGAGCAGATCCGGATCGCACCATGCCTCCAGCGGGTCTGTGGGTGCAGACGGTTCCCATCTGGCTTTCAGAGCGACTCGCTTGCCGCAGTAGGGGCAAAACTCGTACAGCTCCAGCACGGGGTCCAGGCGGAAGACATTGCCGCAACCAGTCTCGTAAGTGAGTGTATCGCCGCTCTCAGACTCATAGACGCACGAAAGCTTCTGGTTCGCTTCTGGTCCGGCACTGCGCAATCGGTCTCCTTCTGCCCAAACAGCACTGGGGCCGTCGTGAGTCAATAGATCGTAAGCGTTGAGGAAACCCTACTTCCACAACTCCATTTTATGCGCAGGAAGTGGCGCTTCCGTCTCGTGAGCGTTGCGACGGATGTATTCATCAGCATCAGCCTGCCGTTTGAACGTGGCTATCAATTCGCCTTCGGGGCCACCCTCGCGAACGCCGAACCCACTCAGGGTTGGGCTGTAACCAATGCAATGTAGATGCCGCGTCGTCGGCGTCTCGCTTGAGCCACGCGCGCTGACGACAGCGCGAACGATGTACGCCTGCAGCTCTGGCAGTCGCTCCAGCGCAGCCAGATCGAGGCGCGCTGAGTACTTTTCATAAGTCCGTTGCGCATGATCCAAGTGGATATCCTTCCCCTGCGACATGCAACGGCGAATGAAGCTCCATAGCTCGCCGTCTTCGTAGACCTTCGAATTTGAGGTTCGTTGGGCGTACGCCGCGCTCAACTCTGGGACGGTCTTGTCCGGGTTGCATACTGGGCATGCATCCCTGTGAGCCGGCGACGGATGGGTATGCTCATCTTCGGGGAGGGAGTCGGGCCGGCGTACCGGCTCAGCATCGGACTTCGTTGCATCCGAGCCTTCTCCGACTCCCGTATCTGCAGTGCGAATGACGTCAGTCATGACCAGTTACTCCCGCTGCGACATGCGCGGACGGATTCTCAAGTCTCGCGATGTGCCGGCGCTGCCCTTCGATGGTCCGCAGCAACGAGTTGATCCATTGCCCGGCATCTACGCCTTCTCGATCATTGGCGAGCTTGTCTACTTCCTGCCGCGAGAGCACGCGCATGAACTCGACCGCTTGCCTGTGATCTGGCATCTTCCAGTAGATCATCAGGCCACCAATCGCGTCTCGACCGACCCAGACACGATCCGGCAAACCGGCCTTCGGATCAGTGGTGAGCGTTGGCTCTGTTCCTGTGGTCATGGCCTTTGGCCTCGCGCGATTCGATCGATGATGCGGTAGTACTCGCTGGAAGTGAGAGGCAGCGAACCTTTGGTCTGTTCGTGCCTGGCGCATGCCTCGCGCGTGCTGGGGTTGAATTGTCCCGCCACCGTCGTCATCCCACCAAAGGGGCTCCAAAAGACACCACTGGGGCAACGCTTCCCAGCCAACTCGGCGGCCATGATTGCAAGACCGCCCATTGGAGGTAGGGCACGCTTCTCGGCCAGGAGCGTGCTCATCGAGCGTCTCCTAGTTGGATTCGACTCGGGACCTTCGGCAGAGGCATCAGGCCGGGCTTACGAATCGCGGCCCAGTCGCGTTTCATGCCCACCTGCAGGCGCGCAAGGTCGAACCGGTTGTACGTCTCAACGTGCTCCGTAATGTCCTCATAGACACCGTGCAACACGTATCCATTGCAGTTGATAGCCAGCCAGTCGCAGACCACGCCGCAATGACCGCAGATCTTGTGCGAGAAGGCACAGCGGTCGTAATCGATCCCGCTGAAGTAGCGATAGACCTCGCCTGCTTTGATGGTGCGATGGCACTCATTGCAGATGTGATCTTTGCGAGCTCGCCGGGATACCTCGGTCGAGCACCGGTTCGGTTCGCAGTCATCTACCATGCACATCGTTGTTCTCCAAAGTAGTCGTACGAATTCGTCCTGAGCGTGCTCACGCCGACCGCCTCGGAATTGCCTTGCTCAGCGGCCATTCAACATCCGTCACGCCCAAAGTTGCCATCACCTGAACCCACAGCGCCCGCATCATGATGGCGTATTTGTGCACGTTTTCGTGGTGCTCATGACATAAAGGGACGCAGAAATAATGCCCCATCCGTTGACCGCCCTGGAGCAAATGATGGGCTTCCGTGGGGGACTTCTGCTCATCGGGTAGGCAGATGCAACAGGGCAGTCCGCGTACACGAACGAGATGACGTTTCTCATCCGCAGTGGCGCGCACCATGTTTTTGTAGGCGACCAACTATGCTCTCCTGCGATTGGCCGATTCGGTGCGCCAGACATCCAATGCGATGGTCTCAATGTCACGTTTGGCGCGCAGCGTCTCGAATGCGATCACAGCCGCAATATATTCATCATCGATCTTCACGACATCCTCATTGATTTCCGCCAGAGCTTCGCGTTGAGCCACGCTCCCCTCGGCGCCCACGAATACGCGCTTGCGTATACGTTTGCGGAGGATCTCTGCTCGCTCATAGGCCCCACGAGCCGCACCGATTCGGCCAGTCGAGTCCCGCAGAAACTCAAATGCCTCCTCGGCGCGCTTATCGCTGATCACGCGTGCTCTTCCCGAGTCGGCAACAGCGCGGTAATCTTGCGCCAGTTCTTTTTGGTGATGACGTCCTGCTTCGCAAGCTCATCCACCACGGCGATGTAAAGCTCCTGGTATTTGTTCAGCTCGACGGCGACCTCACGCATCTCTGCGGCGATGGCTTCCTCTTCCTTGTCTTGGTTTAGTATCGACTTGATGTCGTCGACCCATTTGTCGCGCAAGGCCATATCAACATCGGATAAGTCCCCACGGGGGTCAACTCGCTTGGCTCTGCGTTCCAGCATGTCCATGATCACAGGGAAGTTGAACACTGGGATCTTATCCAGCGAGCCCACGCGCCAGAATTCCAGGAATTGCGATTTGATGGTGCCCGCTTCCGCCATGAGCTTCTCGATGGTCTCAATCTGCCCAGGCCCCAAAGTATCTCCGTTACCGTCATTGTCCTCGCCGCCAACCACGATGTTAAAGACGAGTTTCGTCATATAACGTTGCCCATAACTCATGGTTGAGCCAAAAGCCTGGATACCGGTCTTGTTGGGATTGCCTTTGAGTCCAGCCATATCGGACGGCAAATCTGCCTGATAAGGACGTGCGTGACCGGCGCGATGGGTGACTAGACACGTTTGTCGGAAACATCCTTCCACAGGGCAATCGACCGTTCCGAAGGACAAAGCGAATCCATGCCGGGTATAAATGGGACGCGCGACTCGGTCGATCTGCTCTAATGCCGCATACATCGAGCTTGTCTGCGCGTTCGCGCTGCGTGGTGCTATCTGCGGCATCTCGCTTTGGCACAGCGACATAGCTTCGTTGAAGGCGGCTTCGACCTGCTTGGCGAAGATCTTCTCCTGCATGGCGAGAAGCCGTTCCATTTTATCGATGTCGATGGATGGGTCACGCGCGGCGCGCTCGATCACCGTGATCAATGCGGTTGACTCCGATGAGGCGGCGATTTCATGCCGATCATTCACCTTGCTCAAATCAATGATGCTGTTCATCGTCAATCCTCTTCGTCGAAATCGGAATCGTCCGGGTCGTAACAATCAGGAGCAGCGTACTTGCGAGCCAACTCTTCCTTGCGCCACTGGGGATAATCGAACGGGCCTCTCATCGGCTCCTCGAACTGCAGTTCGTCACACATCGAAGTGCATCTCCTCCATCTTCAGGCGATAAGGGCAACTCAGGCTGTGACCGGGAATAGCGGCGAGCGGGGGATTCATGCTGCGCATGATGCAGTTGCACATGTGCTTGGCCAGCTCGCGACGCAATGACCAGATGAGCTTGTCCTTTGGCAGGAATAGATCGCCCATGAGTTCGACGGGCGTCATACAGGCTCCCTTTCAGCAAGTTTGCGGGTAGCGACTTCCTCGCGATCAATCACCACGTTCCGGGGTGCGCTAATGCCGAGCCTGATGATGCCCTTGCGGACGCTCAGGACCATGACTTTCACATCGGTCCCGATCAGGACTGACTCTCCTTCCTTTCTCGAAAGTACTAACAAGATAGTTCTCCTTAACTGACTGAAGTAGCTTTGGCGATGACCTTGAGAGTGGCATCAGCAGCAGTCTTGCAGGCTGATGCAAGCGTGGGTCTTTGGAATAACTTCAAGGCCCATTCAATTTCTTGAAATGTCTCAACGGCTAATTTTAATGTTTCCAACATATCGGGAGCTGCGGCGATCAGTCGAGCATTGGCGGCCCATTTCCTCATGGAGGCCATTGCGGCTTCATCAGGCTGGCAACAGACGATGTCACCTCCATCAGAAACATTATGCGCAGTTATCCATGATGACTTGGCGCCTTGAACGAAGAACCAAGGTCCGGGTGTATATCCGCTCATCGCGGATCTCCTGCCTGCTTACGCATCATGAACCCCGGCTCGCACGGCGAGCTCATGGGAAGGATGGGCTGCGGCTTCTCCAGCTGCCGGACTGCGTTGAAGACCAGTTCTGCAATCTGCCGTGACCTGCGTTGACCCTTCATTGTGCTGCTCCATCCGTTGCGATGGACCTATATCAGCACGATGTTGTCCAGCTGTCAACAGAATCGTTGTTCACGATGAAACGTTGTGAGATAGTACTCACATGACACCGATACAGAAAGCAGTGGCTGCACTGAAAAAGCAGCATAAAACCTGGCGGGCCGCAGGGAAGGCCACGGGAATCAACTACGCTTACCTGTATCGCCTGCACAAAGGCACGAAGACGAATCCCAATGGTGAGGTTCTGGCGAAGCTCGGCTTTGAGAAGCGCGTCACATATCGGTCACTATCATGACCTGCTGGGCCGCCATCCGTCTGGGGCTGCTGGCCGAGCTCGACCTGCTGATTGTTGGTTATGTTATATAGGAGTGCGTTCGATGAAGCGATACGAAATCACGGATTCACGCGGTTGGCAGCATGCCCCACAGGAGTGCGCTGACGGTCGGTGGGTGAGATTCGATGACGTCGCCCAACTGGAACGGGACTACGAAGCCACCCGCGCCATCGACGTGAGGCTGCAGCAACAGGTGGAACACCTTCGAGCGAAGAATATTGCTCAGGTTGAGGCTCTGCAAGCAGCCAACGTGAGGCTGCAGGGGGAAGTGGACCGGCTGAGGATAGCGCTCACGGATGTCCTGGCTCATGGATGCAATGAATGTGTCGAATGCTCAGTGCGCATCAATCGATTGCTCGCGGTTCCATCTACCCCTGGAATCGCCCCGCAAGCCCCACAACCGGCGATCGATGGCAAGTGCCGCCTCTGTGAGGGGTTTGGATTCATCGACCATGGTAATGGCAACAGTCATACCTGCCGGGAATGCGAAGGATCCGGCCGCTATCCAAGTGGGAGCAGATCCCCATGAATGAGCCTGAATTAGACGCAGTCGGGCATGCCTATAACGCGCTGGAGCGGGATATTGGGCCTATCGGGGCTGATGCCGTCTATGAGCTCATCAAAGCGATGCTGGCAGTCCCTGTGCCGCCGGTGATCGTCCCTCACGAGCACCGCTGGTCCAAGCCGCACGATTGCGGGGATCCGAAGTGTCACGGGAATGGTGAGCGGGTCTGCCTGGAGCCTGGGTGCGTGGCCCGGAGCAGATCCCCATGAGTGACCATGCCGTCATCGAAGCTTTCGAGCAGACACTGGCAGAAGAGAAGGCGACCGAGTTGCCCGATCCAATGGTCACCGTGCGCATGCCGGTCAGCATAGCTGTGCAAGCCTATGCCTCGCTCTACACCGCGCTCAAGAATTCACAGGATGACCTATACGCCGATCTGAAGGGCCGCCGGCTACCGAGCGCTTACTCACGCAAGGTAGTCGACGAACTCAGGCAGGCAGTCCAGGCATTCGCGACTCATCTGACCGCGGGGATGTCCCCGGAGCGCTCGAATGACCCCATAGAGGTGACCGATGAGTGACCTGGACTTCGGAGATTATTGTCTCATCGAACAGAAACGCTATGGCGTACCCAACGAGATGTACGTTCACAAAGTGATCGGGCGCTTGTTATCGAGCGCATGGGTCGAGGTTCCAGTGGACTTTGCGAAGGAAGGCGGATCATTTACCGAGCACAATCATGGTGAGGTAGTGCCCGTGATTGCGGCGATCTGCTGCGGCGTGGACGAGCGCAAGGTGCTCAGATATCGAGCTGTCGATTGTATTCCACAATCAGTGCCAGCTCCCATAGAGGTGAGCAAGTGAGTGATAACGCAGCCGCCGCGGCGGTAATTTGTGCATTTCTGGGAGTGGTCGCAGTAGTGTGCTGGATCACTCAAAGCGCATGGCCGTTGGTCCTGCTCGTCGTTTTCGTGCTGGCATAAGCTCAATGGTGAGCCGGCCTGAGCCGTTCGAGGTTACGCGCCCAACATGAAAGTCAGATGCGCCAGTTGCAAACGTTGGACCGAGAAGTGTGCCGGAGCGGTCAATCGCGCCCGCAAGGCGGGAAGTAAACTGTTTTGCGACAAACATTGCTTTGGTCTTTCGCGGCGCCGTCACAAGACCCATGCGCAGAAGATAGCGGAGAAGCGACAGTATGATATCGCGTATCGACGCAAGAACCTAACACGGATAAAGGCCGAAAAACGAGATTGGTTTCAGCGCACTTACGATCCAATCAAGGCTGCAAAAGTCAGAAAGGCCAAAATGCATCTGCATGTTGCCTACTGCCGAACGCCTCGCTATAAGCGTTGGAAAAGAAAGTATGACATTCAACATAGAGCGAAGAAGATGTTTGGACCTTATGCGGAGTCGTTCCTGATTCTGCAGAAGATCGAGAAAGAAGTCGCGAGCCGGATGTCCCGTTACGACATACAGCTCGCTAATGGCACGTTGAACAAAGCACAACTGAGGAGACGAGAACATGAAAGGCTTATCGGCGGTTAATTTGAAAGCCGCCTTGTGGGAAACCCTGAACGACATCAAGAGCGACAAGATGCAGGCCAGCCAGGGCGATGCGATTGCCGCTCAAGCGCGGGAGATTCTGCGCACGGTGAAAGTGCAATTGCAAATCTGCACCCATACCAAGCGCAGCGTGCCGGTCGAGGTCGTGGAATTCGCAGAGCGCACCGAGCCTGCAGCGCCGGATGCTCCCAAAAAGACTCGACGGTAGAAACGACGAGGCCCTGAGAAGCTTTCGCCTCTCGGGGCCTTGAGGTTCACTTATGAAAAGTGAGAAACTGCGCACAGCTATGAACGCGGGTTGATTCTGACATGAGAGGCATTCGCCAATCAAGCACCCGTGAGTCTGGGGGTGTCTTGAGCATACAAGCCTATTCGTGGGCTATCGAACATCAAGAGCGTGTCACCGATCCGAGCTGTCAGCTCGTGCTCATGTGTTTGGCTTACTACGCTGGTGTTGACGGTTGCAACGCCTTCCCATCTGTTGCCCGAATTGCACGCAACTCCCGCCTGTCTGAGCGATCTGTTCAGCGCGCCTTGAAACGCTTGCTCGACCTCGGTGTCATTGAGCCCGGAAGCCGGATCATTCCCGCTGCTCATATCGCTAGAACCGATAAGCGCCCCCAGAACTACAACATCGTTTTACGGGGTGACACAGTGACACCTCGTAAGGGTAACGGGGTGACACACAGTCGCAGCGGGGTGACAAATGCGACCGAGCGGGGTGACACAGTGACACCCGATCCGACATCTTATCCGTCAATTAACCAGAAGAGCGTTTTGCAAACGGTCGAAGCGGAGATCACCGAGAGGTTCGGTGCCAAGCCCACGAGTGCTTTGGTAAACGGTTTGGCTCAGCAGAAGAGGGTGAAGCGATGAGTCCAAAGAATCTGACGACTGACGAACCAGAGCAGACCACTCCCGAAAAAGATCGAGATCTAGCCGAATGGCATCAGCAACGTTTCCTCAAGAGGAATAAGCCCAAGAAAACCAATGCTCAGATTCTTCGCGACCTGATAGACGATCCGAATCGCAAGCCGACTATATTTCGCGAAGGAACTGGACGCTCGTAATTTCCAAGCTTTGGGGCTTGCGCCGCGCGCATGAGGGCAGTTGACGGCAGGCGTTGACATGCTACGACAGACATGTCACTCTCAAAGCATGAAGCTAGCCCCGAATCATGGCACCCGCAGTGCGTACATCAACTGGCGCTGCCGTTGCGAACTCTGCAAGGCTGCGAATACCCGGTATCACTCGATCCGCAATGCCGGTGAGCGGGTCAAGGCGCTGCGGGCGAAGCTGAGGAAGCAAAAATGACGGGCGAGATGTTCGAGTTTGGCGACCTGCGCACTGAGCTTCGGGCCAGCGGAATACTGATCCTGCAGGACACCAAGGACACCGTGGTGTACGACTCGAAGGAAGCGTTAGCTCTGCGCGACTGGCTGAACGAGGTTTTGCCTGCGGGAGAGGCCAAATGACCGGTGAAGGCTTCGCTTACTACCGGTGGCGGATCTTGCGGGGCGGTGGGTCTGCCTGTGATTGCCTCCAATGTGCTCGTGTGACGCACAAGCTATGGGCTGCAGGGAATCGCGGATGACCGCTCTGTGGTTTCTGTGCGTGATCCTTGATCACAGATCCGGTGAGGAATGCACGCCCTTCCCTCCGGTGACCTACGAGCGGTGCGCCCAGCAACAGCGTGAATGGTCCCAGGAAGCTCTAGGCTGGGCGATCAGGAGCAAGGTGGCTTGGGATGCCCCCATGAGCATGTGCGAGCCCCTAGAGGCTTCTGGTGAGGCGCAGACGTGACCCGCGTGATTGGCCGGCATATTCCCGATGGAGCGCACTACCGCCTTCTGAGCCGATCCATGAGCGTGAACAATCACGAGACTGCTTTGGCTTTGACGCAGGAGCTGGGGGTGTACGTGTATTCGGTGGACGGTCGGGGCTTCCGGGTCATGGGGTATAGCGCCTCGGACCCAGACGGAGTGCGGCGCCTGGTGAAGCGGTTAAAGCCATGAGGTACTGCGCGCTATGCAGATTCCCGGCGGACTTACCCAAGGAGCGCCCGCGGTGGTGTGTCATTCACTGGAACCGAATCCCCACGTTGAGGCCCGCATGAACACTGACTTACTGGCGGGAATCACTCCGGAAGGCCTCGACAGGATGATGGCGGCTGTCGACGAGCACACCCGGCTGATAGGGCTGACCAACGAGCAGCTGGTGTTGGAGTGTCTGCAATCGGACGCCTCCGAAACAGATCTGGTGCGCGAGATGATGACCCGACTGGACCCGAATTGGACGGATCTGACGCCTGAGGAGCTGGCCGAGGAGGCTAAGCGCGATCGAGCTCGAGATATTCCCGAAGCTGACAGGGCAGATCCTCCCACCGAAAGCGGGCTGGATCGGCCATGAGAATGACGAAAAGCTGGTACACGGTTGATTCCACGCAGCAAATCTTATACCCGTAAGCGGATACTTACCAATGAATGTGATTAAACCTTCGCCAACTCTTGCCCAGATAGTCATGCCATTGGTGGGCCTGATGGCCCGCGGCGGTCTGAGTTGGTCGGACTGCGACCGTATCTCCCAGGCCATTGCGACTTGCGTGGTGCAGTGGGATTCGATGCAAGCCGAATGCTCGCAGACGAGTCAAATAAACGCCCAGGCCGCTTATGCTCAAGCTAAGGCTGAACAGTAAAGTGTAATGGGCGCGCAATCGGGGCAGTGGGGACAGCTCGGTAACGCACCGGTAAATCGCCTTGCAGAGCAAGTGCGGTGAAACCCGGCTTTTTTGATCGAACTCCCACCATCAAAACCCATGAGCAGATGCGGGAGCGATTGGCGATGAGAACCCAAAAGGGGGTGATGCCCAATGCCGGGACCGATCGACAGTTACGATCCCCGAGAGAGCCCACTGTAGACGCGGGGGCTGCATCCGCTGAAAACACACCAGTTACGGCAGGCGGTCAGGCCATTTTTTCACCGGAGGATTCCTTAGCGCATTCACTACAGGAGTCTTCCGGGCCTGATCGCTTGCCTCCCAGTTATGGGACCGGTAGTTCTGCACCCGTTCGTGATGCTAGCGTTAACGGCGGGGTGGGCGATGGACATACCAACGTGGGTGAAACTCCCGCCCGGACCCTTCCCCCTTTTGGCAGCAGCGGCGTGGAAGGACACGCACATTCCCCGAGCATCACGAATGTGGAAACCGTTGGGGTTCAAGCCGGAAGCGAAACGGCAACGCTATCCGGGAGCGAGAATCAAGCCTCGCCTGCTGCCTCCCTATTCACTCCAGTTGAAGGCAGGAGCGCAGGCCACGATAACCTGAGCGCTCAGGTAGTAACTTCTATGAGTCCTGCGACTCCTGCCGCCCTACCCACCCCCAGCGCAGTCATCCCGGACGCACTCTCGGACGAGCGGCGTATTGCGCTGGAATGGATGCCTCCGGTGAAAGCCACGCAGAAGACCCGGGACTGCCGATACAAGATTCGCGGCGCCCGGCTCAAGGAGGCATTGCTGTATTACGCCTGGAGCAATCAGGCGCCAGTCCCAAAGCTGCTGGGCTATCCGAGTACGCCTGAAGCCGCGCGCCAGTTGTGCCAGATCCATGCGGACCGCCAGTGATTACCCTCAGCATTCCCGAGCCCACACCCAGCCTCAACGAGCACAAATGGAAGCACTGGAGCCATCACAAGAAGCTGCGCCGGCATTGGTCCATGCTGGTGCTTTTGGCCCGCTCTGCGCAACTACATGCCGGGGCGCCGAGTTCCAAAGCGCTCCCTCATCACGCCAACGTCGAGGTCACTCGGTTCGGTAAGCGATCATTGGATCGCGATAACTTCATGGGCGGCCTGAAATGCCTGCTGGACGGGCTGAAAGACCATCGTCTGATCATGGACGATGATGCGAAACACATGACTTTGATTGCAACACAAAAGCCCCTCGTCAAAGGGGATAAGCCTTGTACACTGGTGACTATCAC